TACTACTTTACCTACAGAAATAGGAAGGGGGAGTAACACCCACAGGTAGTGCGGTGGTTTATTTAAAAAAAAAGGGGTGTTCCTGATATGGAATTCAAATTCGGAGTAATAAACAGCGCAAGAAGTAGTGGTAGTATAAAAAATTTTATAAGTATAAATAATAGATAACAAAACATACGGTTAATAACCGGTCTTACTCCATAGTCAAAGAGGAAAATTATGACAACTGAAACGACAGATCAAACGGCAACACAAGAAGGTACTGATACTTCATTAAATCAGGAAGCAACATTCACACAAGAGGATGTGAATAAACTCATAGCACAACGAGTAGATAGGGTTAAGAATCAATACGAGAAGAAGTATTCAAGCGTTGATATAGACCAATATAATACTTTGGTAACAGCAGATGAGGAACGAGTAGTAGAAGCCAAGAAAGCAAGGGGTGAGTTCGATGATTTATTGAAACAAACTGTTGCCAAAAAGGATGATATGATTAATTCGTTGAATAGTGAACTGAGGGATATTAAGATTAATGGTGCTTTATTAAATGAGGCTTCTCAATTAAAGGCAATCAATCCAAATCAAGTAGTTCAATTATTACAAGGGCAGGTAAAACTTAATAGTGGAAATGTTGAAGTGCTTGACACAACCACCAATCAAATCAGATATACCGAAGACGGTAATACTATGCAGGTTGGGGATTTAGTTCAGGAATTCTTACAAACAAACCCACATTTTGTACAAGCAGGTCCAAAGGGTAGTGGTTCAGGGAATGTTACTAATATAAATGGTGACACATTTGATCCTACCCAATTAGATATGACAAAGGCTTCCGATAGGGGCAAATTTAAAAAGTATCAAGCCGAAGCAGGGTTGATATAAAACCATTAACTAGGAGAAAGACAAATGGCAAACACAATTACAGACCAGATGATTGGAACAATCATCACAGCAGCAGAATTTGCTGCATATGAGAACGCAATAGCACGAGTGGTAGGAACTGCTTATAATGTGGCACCAGGAACAGGCAATACAGTTCAAGTACCAATGTACGCATCAATGACAGCCCTCGGAAAGGACGGCGGAACAGATGAATTCGCTGATGCAGGGACAGGTGCAACATCAGCATCAATCTCAATGACTGAATTGGGTGTTTATAACCGAATCAAAGATATGGATGAGGGTGCAACAGCATCTAACCTATTGAATGATTTAGGAATGCAAGCAGGTTTAGCAGTAGCACAAGGAATTGATGAGGCTGCATTTGCCAACTTCGGTTCATTCACAGGTGGAACAGTAGGTTCTATTGATGCTGCTTTAGGCATCGCTGACATTATGCGAGGGGCATCGCTATTGCGTAGTGCAGGATATATTGGACAGTATAGTGCTGTATTAAACCCAATGGCTGCATTACCGATTAAGACTGCATTAGCAGGTACATTAGCGGGTGGTGAACGAGTACTTGGTGCATATTACCTTGGATCAATTGCTGGTGTTGATGTATATGAATCAGCATCTGTTGCGATCACCGATGATGAACCTGATGTTGATTTCGAGTCGGTCGGTGCAATCTTCGTTAAACAGGCACTTGGTGTTGCAATGCGAGGTGGTATTGAGATCGAACAGCAAAGATCTGCGAAGGGCAAGGCAACTGATTTAGTTGTATCTGCTGTGGTTGGTAGTGGCATTATAAATGCTGCTGCTGGTGTACAGTTAATTGGTTCTGCGGATTAAGGTAGATGACTATAAGCACAGACAATGATATATTAGAATATTTACCAGATCTACATGATTATGGTATTACGGATTTTAGTGATGAACATATTAAGACCCGAACTGATATATTAAGAAAGTTGCGTGTTGATTGGTATCCCAAAGTAATAGGGTCATCTACTGAAATGGATGAAACTTTATTAACGGATTCCCAATTCACACGTGCTGCTGTGTTTCATGTTCTAAGTTATTATATATTACCAAAATTAACCCAATTCACAACAGAGGGTGATAGGTTTGAAAGAATGATGGAGTTTTATAAACTTCGTTATGATGAAGAGATGGATTTAGTTATTCGTGATGGTGTTGAATACGACATTAACGATGATGGGTCTGTAACTGATTCAGAAAAACCACCACTTAACACATTGAGATTAGAAAGATAATGAACTACAGGGAAGACATAGTCACCAATTTAGTTGATGTATTACACGATGCACAAAACCCACATTTTGGGTTGGTATCTAGGGATCTAATAGACCCCGACCAACTAAGTAGGCAACAATTCCCCGCAATTTATATTACTACTGCCAATGAAACCAGAGAAGATTTAACACAAGGTGGTTCATCAGGACTACGACGTGGTATTTTGGAAGTGGTATTAATCGGCTGGGTTAATGGTACGAATATAGATCATCAACGAAATGATATTATAGAACGAGTGGAAGAAATAGTCGATTTAGATAGAACCAGAAATGGCAATGCTAAATCGACTCAACTTGTTGATATTACTGTTGATTTTGATATAGTCGAACCATTTGGTAGTGTTGAAATGACATTAGAAATATATTATACATACACACGAGGTCAATTATGACAGTACAAATAACAGATGGTGAAAGAACCCGATGTATCAATTCTAGTATATTATCGGATTGGGAAGCCAAGGGGTGGCGTGCCACTAATAAAGTCAAAGACCCCCAAAAGATCGTAAAGGTCGAAAAAGTTAACAAAGTCAAGGAGAAAGAAGAATGACAACACATACAGGACAAGAAGGTACATTATCAATTGGTGGGAGTGCAATGGCATCCCTTCGCAATTATAGTATTGCGAGCAGCATTAACACAGTTGAACGCACAGTAATGGGTGACACATCCCGATCTTTTAAATCAAATTTAAAAGAATGGAGTGGTAGTGCAGATATATATTATGATGTTACAGATGTAGGTATCATACAAAGTGCAATTGATGCAGGAGTAGAAGTAGCATTAGTAGCCTATCCTGGTGGTTCAACTGCGGGTAGTGCTGATCCAAAACTAGCAGGGAACATATTAATCACTGGATTAAGTGTGGACTCTTCGATGGATGGGATGGTGACATCCGCAATTAGTTTTCAAGGCACTGGTGATTTATTAATCGCTAGCGATTAGGCTACTAAATGGCAAGGACTATTAATCAACGGTTAAAGTTTAACAGGTCGTTTAATAGAAAGGTTGAAAGGGCTTTAGATCAGTTCAGTGAGTTTATCATGACTAAAGCCCTTCCAGTTCTTAAAAAACATACCCCAATTGACACAGGAAATGCTCGCCGCCATTGGAAGAAGAAACTCAGGGGGACTAAACAGGTAATATATAACAGAATAGTATATATTGCACGGTTAGACCGAGGTTGGAGTAAGCAAAAACCAGATGGTATATTGACTCCAGCAATAAAAGAACTTAAATTACGAACTATAAAGAGTAGAAAATAATGAATAATGTATTAGATAAAGCAATATCACACTTTCGTGAAAAATTAGATAAAGAACTACACTCCTTTCATGTTGATGAATGGCAAATAGATGTGTTTTTCAAAGAGACAACTAGTTTCAAGAACGAAAGTAAAATATTAAATTTACAGCAAGAAGGTAAAGCAGTTGAGGCACTAGTGGAAAGCATTGTAGTGAAAGCACTAGCGGAAGATGGAAAACGAATGTTCAAACCAGCAGATAGAGTGACATTATTAAATGAAGTTGACCCTGCTGTGCTGATTAAAATAGCAAGTGCTATTAATGGGGTTGAAGAAACCTTTGAGGAAGTTGAAAAAAACTAATAGAGGACACTGACTTATACTTCTTAATGTCATTATGCAAAGAGTTAGGTATTAGTTTAGAACAAGGGATGGAGATGTCGGTGTCCGAAATCAGGTTATGGGGTGCATATTTTAAAATAGAGCACGATAGAAACAAGGAGATAAAGAATGGCTGATGCAGTATTGACGGTAGGGTTAGATGTCAGGGAAGCAGACAGGGCGTTAGGGAAGTTCACCAAAGCATTACAGGCAGTAGCAACTGGATTAGTAGTGCGAGGATTGGTGGATCTAGCCGATGCGGCCACTTCCCTCAATAACAAATTAAAACTTGTCACAACTTCAACTGCGGAGACATCTGATGCTTTTGAGACAGTTATTAAAATAGCCAGAGACACCAGAACTCCACTAGAAGCAGTAACCACTACATACTTTAGATTGTCTAGGGCTAGTGAGGATTTAGGTATATCACAGGAGAGAGTGGCGAATATCACTACTACTCTATCACAAGCAGTAACATCATCAGGGTTATCTGCACAAGAAGCCGCTGGACCATTGTTACAGTTATCACAGGCATTCCAATCAGGTAGATTGGCAGGTGATGAATTTAGATCAGTATCGGAAGGGTTGCCCCAGGTTTTGACTGCATTAGCAACTCATTTAAAAGTACCCAAAGGCGCACTTAAAAAATTAGCATCAGAAGGTAAAATCACAGGTCGGGTATTAGTCGAAGCACTAGAAGGTGCTGCTGATAAGGTGGCAACGGATTTTGGGAAAACAACATCCACTATAGGGCAAGCAATAGAAGTGTTGAAAACTTCAACAGTTGGTTTTGTTAATACCCTAGATCAGACAACAGGCACATCAGCCAAAGTTTCAGAAGCGATCATTAATATATCTGAAGTATTAACAAAATTTTCAGCCGATGCTGAGAGAGTAGGAGTGATATTCCAGGCATTGGGTGAAATCATTATGATTGTATTCCTACGAAAAGTCTTTGTTATTGTCAGATCAGTATTTGTTGCGCTTGGGGAGGCTACCACACAGTTCGCTGGTAATGTGCTAGAGATCGCAACCAGTTTTTCCACGGTTTGGGGTAGGATAACCAAATCCAGTAGAGAAGCGATTAACTGGATCATCGACCTTTGGGGTAGATCAATATCAATTATGAAAGATGGGGAAACTATCCTTGGTAAGATATTTAGGGGTATTGGCATGGGGTTAGTGGCGCTGGCGGTAACCATTGGTGAACTCGCCGCTTCATTCCCAGGTCTACTAACAGCAATTACAATGTTAGAGGTGGGGTTTTCTATGTTCTTTGACGCTGTTGAGGTGGGGTTTGAATGGGTTATAAATCAGGCTGTTGCATTAAAAAACCATATACAGGATATATTATGGGCAATAGGGGCCATGGATGAACGGGGCAACAAACCACTTATAAATATAGATGGCCCTGCACCTATTTGGGGAATGAAGCAACAAGAATCACCACTCCTATTTGATAATCTACCAGAGAAAAAAGCAATGCCGGCAAGCACATTTAATCAAGCATTGGAAGATAGAAAGAAGATTGTTGATAATATCACACAAGATTATGCAAAACAGGTCGGTTTATTGAAATACACCGGGAAAGAACTGGAATGGCAGACTATGCTTGCCGAAAAGCAAATGGAGATTGGTGGTGCATTAACCACTGTTGAACAGGGGAGGTTGCGTTACCTATTTGATATCATAAAAGCAACTGAAGAAGAACGAGAGTTACGAGAACAGATATTAACTGCGGGTGAAGAACAATTAAAACAAGTAATGAGAGGTGCTGACCCACGAATTGCGGTAGAACAAGATTATATTGATGCCAAAATAACATTAGAAAACTATTTCATGGAAGTTAGTTACATATCAGCACAAACCCAACAAGAATCATTGTCCATATTAGAAGACAATTATAGAATGAAGAAGTTTGATGCTGAGGTGGAATTAGAAAATCGGCTATTCAATATGCGGAAGAAGAATGCCAAGAAAGAAGCATATGAAAGGTTCAAGACTGGGGGTTGGTCACATGGTGAATCAATGGGGATGGCAGACCAATTAGCCGACTATGAAATGAAGACAGATACTGAGAAGAACCAGTGGATAATTAAAAATGCATCAGACACATTCGACCAATTAGGCACAATGAGTAGGGAAGCATTTGAAGTAGCGAAAGCAGCCAATATAGCGGAAGCCATTATGAACACCTACGTGGGTGTTACAAAGGCGTTTGCACAGGGCGGTATGTTTGGCTTCATCACTGGTGCATTAATCCTAGGAACAGGTTTGGCGCAAGTGTCAGCCATTAAATCACAACAATATAGGGGGCGTGCTATTGGTGGACCAGTAAATCCAGACTCATCATATCTAGTAGGTGAAACGGGAACGGAAATGTTTACCCCAAACACACCAGGACATATATCACCACTATCCGGAAATAAGACGGTTAATATCACATTTGAAATAAATGCGGTAGATAGCAGTTCAATTGATGAGTTATTGGTAGAAAGAAAACCAATGATAGTTAGTATGATACGAAAAGCAACCGAAGATAATGGATACACTAGCCTTGTGTGAAAATAATAAATATGATAAAGGACAACAAGTATGTCAGGAACATTACCAAATAATAAATTTTTAAATGTAGTTATCTCATCAAATACCCCAACCATAACAACAACAAGTGTGTCGGGTATGAGGCAAAGCAAGCAAATAGCAACCCAATTCTGGACTATAGAAGCGGACTATGTGCCATTAAACATTAAAGAATCAAAAGAAATTATGGGGTTTTTAGCAAAACAACGGAATAGTTTATATGATTTTGATGTTGTTGTCCCAAACATTAGTCATTCATCAGGATCAGTAAATGATGTGATTGCATCTAACCCCGCATTAAACACACTAATGACAGTCACTAGTGATGTAAGTGCTGGAAACAACACCTTATCATTTGACACAGCAATCAACTCATCGTATTTCACTGATTTAAATGTGGATGCATCCGAGGGGTTAGTGTCGGGGGATTTCATAACCTTTACAGGTCATAATAAAGTATACCAAGTACTAGATAATGTGGATTTTAATGGCACTGGTGGAGGCACATTTACTGTATTCCCTAATTTAATGTCTAATATATCATCGGGAGAAGAAATAATTTATAATGATGTGCCTTTTGTAGTATACAACACACAAAGTGCACAGGATATAGGTTTTACCCTCGGTGATACAACCGAAATTACATTGACCTTACAGGAAAGTATATGAGGGGGTTTGATTCAGCAACATCCGCTATATTAGCAAGCCATACTTTTATTACAACAGAACTAGTGGAACTTCATTTAGATACCCCACTCTATCTTAGCACCGCAGGGTATGATGTAATGACAGATACCCCTAGTAGTAGTGGCACACAAACTTATATAGCACAAGGGGATTTCATTGCCTTTAGTGGGGTGAGAGAGACCGATCAAGTTAAAATAAATA